GTGGTGGAGTTGAGTATACCAGTGGCGTAACTCACGTTGGTACACCAGGTCAACCTGGTGCATATACAGAGTTTGTTGTGCCATCAGATGCACCAAACTTATACTACTATTGCCACAACCATAATGGTATGGCTGGTACTGGTGGTGCTATTACAGTATTGCCTAATCGCTACTTGACACCTAAGTTTCCGTATATATTAGGACTTTCTTCTAAAGAGACACTAAATATACCAGCAAACCAAGGTATTGGTCAGGCAGCAGCAGGTGGTGGAGATGCTGGTGGAGGAACTCCATCCCAACCTCCTAATATTATAATTACTAATCAACCTACTAATGCAACTATTGCTGCTGGAGGATCACAATCCTTTAGTTTGATTGCTGTAATTGAACCTGAAGATGGTACTAAAGGGTACCAGTGGCAAGTTTCAACTGACGGTGGATTTGCTTGGTCTAATATATCTGGTGCAAATACATCATCATATACATTGACAGCAGCAGCCTTTATGACTGGTTACAGATACCGATGTGTCGTGACAGGTCCTATAGGTGAATCACAACAAGCACAAAACTCACCCCTTGCATCAAACCTTGTAATCCTTACTGTGACTGGTGGTACCAGTCAAACCGATACGTCCAATGTTTTGAAGTGGGACAGTAGTATTGGTAAATTCGATATGACTTCGATACCTTTTGATAGGGATAATAATAATCCCGACTTGGCGAGATCTGACGTACGTTTTGATCAAACCAATTTTGAATTCGACCTCACATAAATAAAACTGTAGAAAAACCCCACTACTATGGCTAAACAGAATCTTAATATTGGTGTAAGTGCCAATGATGGAACAGGTGATACCCTGAGAGATGGTGCTATAAAAGTTAATAATGTTATTAACGAAATGTATGCGGCTCTTGGAGATAATACAAACTTACAAATTTCAATCGGATCACCTTCGACCAACCAAGTCCTAAAATGGAATGGTTCAGTATTTACTGAAGGACAACTTGCAGCATCTAATCTGACAGACGTGGACGTTAGTGGGGTTACTAATGGACAGGTTCTTAAGTGGAATACTGCAAATGCTCGCTGGCAGCCAGGCGACGATCTACAAGGAGCAGGTGGTGGTGGATCTGCAATCAACAACCTAACCAATAATGGTTCTGGTAACGTTGTTATACAAACTCACTTATTGCCTAATAGTGATAATACATACGACTTAGGATCTCCTACATTACGTTTTAGGGATGCTTACCTGTATAACGCTTCATTATGGTTAGGCGAAACTGCACTCTCTACTGATCCTACATCTCAAGAGATGCAACGTAAGAAACGTCAAGAACATACTGTACAAACTATTGACACTGGTGCTACTCGTACCGTTCAATCTAAATTGTCTTCTGAAGACTCAACACAAGAGGAGAAGTTTAGATTGCGTTTCAATGCTATGAAAGCTGGTACTAAGTTACATATTGAAGATAGTAATGGTGCGAAGGCAGAAGTAGAATTCACTTCATTTACTGCTGAAGCAGGTGCTTCTAGAGGATCTATTCAAGTTGCTGCTGTTGGTGCTAACCAATCACAAGAACTATCTACTGCAAGTGCTGTTAAGATTACATCTATCAACCGTATGTTATCTGAAGATGAAACAGGTAAAGTTGATATTAGTGGACAAGATTTAGATTTTGGTGGTAGTAATAAACTATTCTTTGATGACTCTGGTGTTTTAGAACTTACTGGATCTAAGATTCGTTTTGGTGCTTCTGGTTCTAAGAAACTTATAGAATTTGATGGTAATGATAACCTAGTTCTTGATCAAGATACTGAGATACAATTTGGAGCAACACATAAATTGGCGATGGACTCATCTGGTAACCTGACGGTACCCGATGGGGAAATCAGGTTTGGTTCTTCTGCGAGGAAACTTAAGGTTGACTCTGATGGAAACCTTGAACTACCAGCAGATGGTGAGATCAAGATTGGAACCAAGCGTATGAAGATTGGTAGTAACGGTACTTTAGACGTTGCTAACGATGGTACTACCTTCACTGAAGTTGGTGGTGGATTCCAGACTCAGATTGGTAATGCTCCAGCTGGTGCATCTATCATTAAGGGTCACCAAAATGCGACTGTATACAAACCTTCACCTGCGTTTTTATACAGGTTTACTGCATCAGGTCAGTCTGCATACTTAGTAAACGGACCTGGCTTGCCAAGCAACGCATCCAATCCTACTACTTTGGTATTCCATAGAGGATTTACTTATGATCTTCATAACCAAGCAGGTGGTGTACATCCTTTGAGATTACAAACAACAACTGGTACTTCGGGTACTCCATATACTACAGGTATTACTGGTGATCAATCTGGTATGCAAGAATTTGTAGTTCCTATGGATGCACCAAATACCTTGTATTTACAATGTACTGCACATACTCCAATGGTATGTACTATTACTGTAAAATGATAAATGACAAGAACCGTCCCAGGCACAGGAGCAAAAATTGAACCACTCTTTAACTCTATATTTGGTGTTCGAGATGTTTATGTGGTGGATGGTGGTAGTGGCTATAACAGCTCTGATCCTCCCCACTTAAAGATATCTAACTGCGGTACTCCAATTCGAGATGCAATACTTGAACCAGTTATTGAAAACGGTCAAATTGCATCTGTTAAGGTCTTGGATCCTGGTGAAGGATATGATCCTTTTAGAATAGATGTTGAAACATCTGGAAATGGTTCAGGTGCATTTGCATCTGCTGTCTTATGGGAAACAGATCAATATGATCAGTTAGGAAATCTTCTTGCTCCTGCTGGATCAATTCAATATATACAAGTATTATCTAACGGTGACGAATACTTTTCAGATGCTACAACTGCTACTATAAAAGGTGGTGGTGGATCTGGAGCAGAATTACGTCCTGTTGTGGGATTAGTTACTGGTTTGTCTTTGGAGACTGCTGGTGCTAATTATGAGATAGGGGATGTAAACCTCATAGTCTCTGGTGGCGGGGGTCAAGGTGCTACAGGTGTTACCGAAGTCAGTGAATTTGGTATCGTTAAGAATATAACCATATCAAATCAAGGTGAGTTTTATGAAACTCCTCCTGTTATTCTATTGAATGGTGGTGGTGGATCTGGTGGTAAAGCAGAAGCAACAGTAAATCTTGGTGCTATTACTAGCATTGATATTAGTAATCCTGGTGGTGGTTATTCTAGTAACCCATCAGTTATCTTTACTAGAAATACTGATCTAACAAAACAGTCAAGAACCAGACAATCATTTAACTCAACATTATATGATATAAGTGGTCTTCTTAAAGACGTTGATGAAAATGATGAAACAGTCTTTGTTCAAACGACAGCTCCTTATCCAGGATCAGGTAAGATCCTACTTGGTAGGGAGGTTATTCGTTATACAGGAAAGACTCTTACATCATTTACTGGATGTGACCGTGCTCTAAACTTTAGATACGATCAAAAAGTTGTATTAGATACTCTCTCAGATATTGACGGTGTATCTAACTATGACTTTAATGTTGGTGATAGAGTTGTAAGAACTAATGAGAGTTCTGGTAATAAGATTGCTAGAGTATATGATTGGATTCCAGAAACACGTGCTTTATATTTGGTATTTGAGGTAGACGAACTAGCATTCATTGATGGTGGTTCTTCTAAGATGGTATCACAGGTGATTGACTTTTCTGGTGGTGTATCTGCTGCATCTGCTACAGGTGTTGAACCTCATATCTTGATTGATGCACCTGGTGAAAAGATTATTACTTTAACAGTTCCTATTCAGGATATCCCAGATAAAGCATTCCAAGATATCGCTGAATTACAAGGTTTGGGTGATGGTATCCCTGACCTGGTAAATACTAATACCGATTTCGAAGGTGAAATCAGTCTTGATGGTGGTATTGCATCATCTTTATATGGTATTGAAGAAACCCTCGGTGGTACTAACACAACTCTGTTTGCAGTTGGTGACCAAATGACTGACGGTTCTAAACCATCTTTATCACCTACTGTTTCCATTGCTGGAGAACTTGGTGATGGTGATTATCATTATGCTTATGTTGATTTTGAGTTCCGTAGTCTCGATGCTAGTGGTTCTCAAAACTTTAGTGTTGATGAGACTGTCACTGGTTCTATTACTGGAATCACTGCTACAGTTATGACTTGGGATGCAACAACAAAAATACTAAGAGTTAAATCCGTTGTTGAAAATAATGGAAATTCACTCTGGAATGGCAACGAATTAATCACTGGTTCTTCGACTGGTGCAGTGGGTACGATCAAACAAATCTTGTATCCATCGAGTATTCGAAACGAGCCTGATTAAACCCAGTATAAATAAAAGGAAGGCAATAGTATCCAATGGCATTACTAACCGATCAATTTAGAATTTTTACCGCAGAGAAGTTCATCAAATCGCTTGAAGGTCCTGATAAGAACCAGAGCGATATAGCTGCTGGTGCGAACAGAGATCGCTTGTATGTTTTTATTGGACGACCTCAAGAGTGGGATAATGAAAATAACCCACCGACTCCTGTTGACTCTTTCCAAGAGTTCTCAGATAGTTACGATGATATGATCTCGATGAAGCGTGTTCTAGCGAATGACGCTGTTCAGGTTATACGTCGTATTGACTGGATTCCCCCAGAACAAACAACTGGTGGTTTGGGTTATGTGTA